CTGCGAGTCAAACTCTTGAAATGCTGAGGCTCTATCTGCATTGTTAACGAGGAATTCTTGATAGTCAGCGGCAAGGTCTATTAACTCTGTTTTGGACAGACCAGCCTTGTCCGCTTGTGAGGCTCCTGATTCAATGTAAACCTTTGCATTGGATTCAAAATGTTCAGATATCAGCCAAATCTTAGTTTTTGGTAGTCCCCGTTTGCGTAGCCCCCAATAGTTGAGTCCCATCAACTCAACCTTCATCCCCTCTAAAAGAGTGCGGTTGCTACCAACCTCTGTGCCAGAAAAGACTAGTCTTGCCACAAGTCAAAGTCTTTCGGCTTTTCTGCAAACTTTGATTTAGCAATATTAACTCTTGTAATAGCGTTTTCAATCTCATTCCACGCACGAATCTTGCGAGGAGCATCTGGGCGAAATTCCACTGGCAAATGGCTCGGATGACTAACTAAAAGAGTGGGAACATTTTGATGTTCAAATACCCACGCACACATCTCTGGGTCAGAGTCAACATACATCTCTATGGGAGCCTTGTGTCTGCTGACACGAAACTGGCGTTGCCTTAAGTCTTCACCCGCTAGTTCAACAGAGTTATCCAGCAAATCGTCGTAACCAATAATGCCGTGGGACTGTAACCAATGTTCTGCATCGGCTTTATCATCTTTTGTAATAATGGCAACACGATGCCCAGCATTAAGAGCGTAGTACAGGATAACTCCTGCTCTGTTTGGTTCTCCAGATTCTGCCCGTAATACCCCGTTTAGTGAAAGAAGTATGTTCAAATTAGTCCTTTACTCTGTAAGTTGCCGCTCTCCTGATAAGCGTTTGTGTGTCGGGTAACTCTACGCCATAAGTTTCAACTGCTTGTTCTTCTTGTCGTGCTTTAAGGTAGTCGTGCATCTTGCGTAGTGCAGGAACAGTTCCATACTTCTTTCCTGCCTGCCAACGATAATTGTAAAAGTCATCATAACCTTTACCAAATTCGTTAAAAGCAAGTTTACGAGAACGATGAATGTCATCAAATAGCATTGCTCCATGTTCAAGAGCCTGCTGTAGTTTAAACTCTGCGTTTCGACGTGCAGCATCATTTGGGGCACCTTGTACATCAGTTAGTGCACGTGCATACCTTGAAACAATATCAGCAGTCATAGAGCGGTCCTGTTGTACAGCCTTTTCCCATACTGGATTGTGTGGCGCAGAATTGCGACGTGGGAATACCGTCCATTCATTATGCGTCAAGTCATATGCAGCATACGGATTAATAGTGCGAATATCTGTAGCACCAGGGTTTACGTAGAACGTAACCTCAAACCCATGCCAGTTACTTGTTTCAGGTTGCAAACCTTCACGAAAATCTTCGTTGAGCATCTTGCTAATCTCAGTATCAGACAACCCAACGTACTCAGGATGCGCTCTACGGAATTGAACATAATCAACTCCAATCAACACATCCATGTCACCTGGGTCACGATGCGCAGCCCACTGATAGGAAACTGCAGAACCTGCAATCCAAGGATGAGCCCAAAGGTCTGGGTGTCTGTAAGTTTCATTCAGAAATCCGAATAAAAGATGAAGAATGCCGTTACGCACCCAGCCTTTGAGAACTGTGCCAGTAAAGAGTTGAGGGTCTAACTCTTCTTCTGGTTGAGAGAAATAGGAAGTAGAGCCCTGTTTAATTTCAACGGGCTCATCTAAACCTAACTGGCGTTCCATATGCCTAGTCTAGGTCTATTTACGGCTTAGAGGTATCTATGCCTCGTTCTGAGAGGGCAGAACGGAGTTTTTCTTTTGCCTGGTCATCTGGAGTTTGACTTAAGGCCGCAACAACAGACTTCGTTACCCTGTCTGCCAACATCAAAGACTCAATATCGCTAACTATCTCTTTGCAAGCCTGGTAGATGTCAAAAGTTGTTGCTTTGCGTTTTACACCTTCTGTAGAAGTTATAGTTGTAACTCCACCTTCTTCGTGAGCAATGATAGTGAAAGCAAAGTTATACTCTGGTCTTCCCAAGTCTTGCCAAAACTCTTCTTTTTCTTGTTCTTCCATTACATTCCTATCAATTTCTGTTTACGTTGTGCTACGCCAATTGCTACAGGACAAAAGTCACATAAATAAGTTTTTACGCCTGGAGTGCTCTCATAACTGTCGAGGCCCTCTTTACGGCGTTCTTTGATTGTGTTGGGCACCAGCATCTTTTCAGATTGATGCCAATCGGCACACCCATCCTTTGGCTTGTTATGAGCCTTGTAACAAGACATTGCATCTTCCATAAAGGTAGAGCGTGTATCGTAGAAGGTATCGTCAATTTCAGCCAAACCTTTAGAGCCACCTTGACGTATTTGACGAATTGCGTCTTTTCTTGTCTCTGGGTCACGCCATGATTCGACGGGAATATCTACAAAAAGATTGCCCTTGTGAGGTTCTCCTGAATCAAACATGTGGTTTTCACAGGCAATAGCAAGAAGATAGTCTTGGTCTGCTGGGCCTTCAAAAGGCGGTAGTTCTTCTAACGTGTCACAAACCCAACAATGTAGAAGACGAAATGTTTTCTTTTTATCAATGGGTTTAGACCCAAGAATAGGTACATTACTCATAGTGCTCCTTGTAGTAGTCGAATTAGCCTAACAGATAATTAATTAAACATACCTAGTTCTGAAAGAGGGATTCCTTGACTCTGTTCTTTAGAAGCCTTTTTTGCCATACGAGCCTCTGCCTTCTGTTCACGAGCGCTCTTTACTCCGATAGCACGGCGAACAATGCTCTGGTGCTTACCAGTAGTTGGGCTATGTGAAACATCTGGGTAAATCCATCCTTCTTCATGATGCACTGCAATTGGAGTGTTGTAAGACATCACAGAATAATCAGGATTCTTTGCAGCATTAATCTGCTCTGAGAATTGAGTACCGCTTAACCATCCGTGACTTGGAGGTGCGCCTTGGATACCACGCAGGCTTGAGCCCTGAAAGGGTTCACGAGCAGCGATAAGTGGTCCAGCGTTGCGATTAGATGTTCTTTTAGCCATGTTTATTGACGTGCCCCTTCTTGTCCAGCATCAAAGTGAGCCTTTGCCATACGAGAGTATGTTCCTGCAAGGGAGAATGCACGATGCGGACTATCTAAGTTGTTTAACTTCTCTTCAAACTCAGGAATTAAGTGTTGTGCACCGTACTTGTTCATGTCGGAGTACGCTCCAGCAAGAGCAGAACGTGGGTCTGATGCACGACGCATGCTTTCTGAAATTTTTCTGCTCTTAGCCATTATCTACTACCAAACATCTTTGTAGGCATTTTAACAGGCTTAGTAGGTGAACCCATTGAACCACCTAATTTTGGTGTAATCATTTTTACAGGTTTAGTGCCCATTGAACCACCTAATTTTGGTGTAGGCATTTTAACAGGGGTTGGAGTAGGTGTTGGCGTCATGCCAAATTGTTTAGGAGAAATGCCTGCCATAATTACTTTCCCATCGCTTTCTTGTGCGCTTTACGTGCACACTTTCCACAGACTGTTCCAGAAAAGTACCCTAAAGCATCTTCGTGACCACACTTAGCAGTCATGCTTGATTCAACGGGTAATGAGCGACCTTCTTTACGGTCTGGAACATCTGCCATGATTACTTACCTGGGTTTACCTTGTTTGGGTACTCAGATGTTGCAAAACCATAACCATAGAAAGGATGAAGTGACTGACGATTAGCCTCAGTTGCTGAGGTGTTCATTACATTCTCTTCTGTATCTGGGCGAACTTTACGGTACTTACCGTCTGTTGCTCCAGAATCAAGAGACTTGTTCATTGAACGTGATGAGTTAACGGCCATAATTATTTACCTGCTTCTCTACGTGCTTTTTCTTTTTTCATTTGAGCGTCAAATTTTGCATCAACTTTTTTCTCGTAAGCGTCAGACCAATCACTCTTTGCTTGAAGTTTGGCTGCTTTTTTAGAACCAGGAACAACCATCTTTGGCTTTCCTGCAGTAGTAGGAACACCAAAAATTCGTGTAGCAGTCTTTGAAACGTTTTCCATTGGAACTTTTTTAGGTTCGTTTGCAGCACTTAGTCCACGAGCATTTGCTTTAGACTCTCCTTTAGTTGCAGGAGTAACTGCTCTAACATTTTCTTGCACTGCCTGTGCTGCACCTGCTAGGTTAGCACCATCAAGTGTCTTTCCTCTTTTTGCTTTAACAGTTACACTTTCGCTAACCTTATAAGACTTACGGTCTTCACTCATTGCAGGCGCCATTGTTGGCTTTGCTGTACGACGGTCGTTAAACATCATTTCATCAATTCCTTTGCTCTTTTTTGGCGCTTCGCTGTGGTACACCCAGTGCAGTGCCCCTGGTTCGTTAGAAATTCTACAGGGTTAATTATCATCCCACAGGTCGGACAATTAGAAGACCCATTATATTTTGTCAATTCCTGAGCCTGAAGTTCCATTGTCAGCATACCGTCTCCATCATCAGCCATTTGGCATCTCCCTTCGCATTTGAGACTCAAACATCACTTTAGACAGCAATTTGGCTCCTTTAGTAGAGGCCTTATAGTAAGGGTAATTTCCTTCCATTTCAGAAACAGGAACTGCAGATGCTCGCATAACTGCTCCATGCTGTTCTTCAGGACTCATGCCTTGTTCTTTTAAAAAATCATCAGTCATTGACAAACTCCCCACCCATGGTAGGTGCCTTAAATACTGGATGAGGTTTTGCTTCCATCTCTACAGACTGTCCTGCAGCCAAGGCTGCGCCTCCCATGTTTCCAGCAAAAGACGCTAATCTACTTGCAGTTGCGCCTGCTCTTGCTGCACCACGTACCACTTTTGCAGCCTTTGCTAACTGAGAAGCACTAACTGCACGACCTGCAACAGAAGAGGCACCACGAGCAAGAAGTGGACCTGCTGCACTACGTGCTGCTGCACCAATTCCAGCAGCAATAAAAGGAGCAATGAATGGCATTATTCGCTTCCTAACGTGTTTCTAGATGCACCAGTATATCCTGCAGGGCTTCCTGAGTACCAAGAAGTGCGAGGTTCTACGTAGTTTCTGTCAACTGTAACAACGTCCTCAATACCTACAGCACGACGGTCATACCCGTAACGGTCTGGAAATAAACGAATCTGTGGCAAAGGTGGACGAACCATTGCTGAAAGTTCTGCACCAGGAATAGTCGCAACCATTAAAGCCTGTGATGTTAGACGTTCCATGTTGCTTGCCCATGGACCGTTGTATTGCCAACGTTTTGCTACTTGGTCAGGCTGTATAGGTGCACGCCATGGTTTTGTGTGGTCATATACGCCGTCATATTTTTGAGTCATTATTGCCACGCAGGTTTCAAATATGCCATCATGTTTTGGCGGCGAACATCAATCTGACCTGGAGCATCTGAAACAAGATTTGACTTACCATCATTCACTAAGTGTGGAGCAGGAGTCAACTGGGTTTGTGGAGCAAACCGTGCTGCACGATAGACAAGGGCACCCCTACTTGCATCAGGCACTGCTTGCATCTGACGCATAATTCCCATATCAGGGTTGAACTCTTGTGGCCAAAAGTACATTGAGGGTTCAATGCGCTCACCTTTGTGTACGCCACGTTGATAAGCCTTTTGATTTACACGGCTTTTTACAGAGTCGAGAAGCCTGTCATCACGACGAGAACGAATCGTTCCTAAATAGCCATCTGGATACTCTGCAGAAGGCACACGACCAACACCAATACGCAAAGCGTCCATGGTGTCGTGGGCTACAGGAGTTCCTGCACCACCCTGGTTGTTATAGCCGTAGAAACCACCAGCACCAAGTGATTGCCAGTTTTGACTAGCAGACATATTGTTTGCGCCTGTAGGCATTAGATACCACTCCTTCTTCTATTTTTAGAAATGGTTGCCATTACTTCGTTTAACGTAACAGGGACAGTTTTACCTGTTTTTGTTCTACGAGTTGCACCACGATTTACGTGTGCAAGTTCTTCTCTGTCTCCGCGTTTTGGTTTAGGAGCCAACTTCTCGTATTCACTAGTTGTTCTAGAGGTTTGACGCCATTTCCAGTCGGCATTATCTCCAGGCATTTCTCTAGCAAAATAAACATTTCCGCCTTCTGGATGCAAAATGTCTACTCCATGTTCTTCAACACCTTTACCTAAATCCCAACCAGCAATTTGTCTATTTACTCGACCAGCATCACGTGCTTCATCTAAAGACTCATACTTACGACTGCTATCTTGAAAAACAATACCGCCTTGTTTCCAACCACCGTGTGCGTCCTTTACGTCTGCACCAGGAGAGTGTTTATCGTAGTATTGTTTTGCTTGACCAGGAGTTAGTGGAGGAGCGCTTTTTTCTTCTGCACCCTCTCTAGCAACCATTACTCCAGGTCCCATTACTTCTTTCTTTCCGCGAAATGTGCGGGAAGCGCCAGATTCCTCGTTTACTTTTTTGGCAAACTCTTCATGACTAATCATTTGCTACCTCATCAAACCCTGTCAAGGCAACGTTTCCAAATTCGTCTGAGCCATATACAAGAGAGAATTCAGAAGGAGTTTCATCGGAAGTATCTATAGTCAAGATAACGCTGTCGTTATCTAAAGAAACGTCTTTGATTACAAAAGACTGTGGTAAATCAAGCATAAATTCTAATATTTTAATATCAACTTTTGCTTTAACTGTCATGGTTTAAACCCTCTTAACATTTTTTCGTGGGCTGCTTTAGCCTCAACAGCAGAACGTAAAAACTCTGCACGACGACCAATTGGAGTAATCAATCCAGATGATGGTAACACGGCTACCTTCTGTTCTGGAAACTCCCCTTTTCTATCCCCGTAATTTAAAAGGCTGTTTTGTCCACGTGTCTCAGTTGCCATAGCAGGTCGGGCCATAGGAGAGAACATGGCGTGATGACTACGGAACGCAGCCTCTTCACCATGTGGGTCAAAGCCTCTTCCTGTTGCAGCATGACCAAAGAAATCATGCACCGCACGAAACATGTTATTTTCGTCGTCTGAAAAGTACGGGTGACCGCCTGTTGCTGCTGAAGAAAAAACTTTGAATCTTCCTTGACCAGCATCCTCCATCATATGGGCGGCTCTTCCATATGGGTCATGGTCTGTTACTTGAACATCAACTCCAAGACCGCCTCTTGTTTTAGGACGAGTCATGTAATCAAATTGATGCTTTGTCTCTTCAGCCATTGCTTTGTAATGAGGAACGGCTTTAGGGTCAAATGATGGAGCCTCTTGATACTCTTGTGCAATTCGTTTTGCTTGAGGTGTGTTTACAACCACATTATCAAAACGATTAGGTCGATTTAATCCTGCTTCTCTTGCGTATCTAGCAGCGCCTTCTGCTGCTAAAGGAACAGAGACATTATTGCCAACACTAAACTCTTCATTTCTGCTCATTTTTTCCTACACCCTTATCTGAACGCGGCATAGAAGGGTTTGAATCATCATCAAACTTATAAACAGAACCAGAACTACGTTTTGAGTACGGCAAAGGACGGCCTTGACTCATGTCTCGTGTTTTCCACGCAGTGCGTGATTCATAAGTACCACGAGTTGCAGAGCCGTACGATACGGGTTCGTCAACTTCTATCTTTTGTGCCTTATAAGGGCTTGGATTAAAGTCGTCGTCATCCCCGAACTGTGAAAGAGAACGAGGTTGATTTGGCATTAATATCCGCTCTGCGCACCGTATGTGAAGTCTTTGCCAGCCTTAGATGGAACCATCTTTGCATTTGAAAGAGTTGCTGATGCTTCAATGGAATGAACAGCAGGAAACTTAGCGCCAATTACATAACGAGCACCCATACGCTCAGAACGTGCTGCATCACCTGCAGGAACATTCTTACGATTTGCTTTGTTCATGATGGTCGGGTCGCCAGCCTGTACGTTCTTCTTAGGCATTAACTTACCCTTAAGAGGCTTTGCACTTACGTTAGTTACATCAGAGTAATCTGCGCCAACGTACTTACGTGGACTTGCAGAGTGTGCTGCTGATGCAAGAACTTCCTCTGGAGTATCAATACTTCTGTTCTTCATGGTACCTACCGATTCTGAATGACTGGATGGAACACCTGTGCGACGGCGCATAGCGTGTCCCATGTCTGACCAATTTGCCATAATAACTCCCTTGCTTACCCCAAGGATAAGGCTGTTTTAATTTGCTGTAATGGCGAATACAATGGCTGAAATCTCTCCGTCACGGCTTTCTATGGTCGTGAACCCTGGTTTGCAGATAAGGTCCATGCCACGAGGAGCAACATAACCGCGAGAGATAGCGATTGCTTTTACTGCTTGATTAACTGCTCCAGCACCTACAGCACGAAGTTTTACCTCGTGTTTTTCATAGATTGCATGAGCAATGGCTGAAGCAACGGATTGAGGATTAGAGCCTGCGCTAACGCGAAGGAATGGCTCTTCTGTAGAAGGTACAGGTGTTGTTTCTTGTGTCGACACGATTGATAGTCCTTTGGTTTCGATGTAATGCCGCTCCTAGGACTAAATGGTAAGGCTATTCCCTTGCCTGGTCTCGGTATTTAGGGTCCTGCATTTGCTCTACTACAGCCTGTTCTACCTTGTCTTGATGGACTCCTGCTGCCAACCTAGCCAAAGCGTAGGAGTCAGCGGCGTTATCGTCGTTGAACTCTACTCCCCAGCGCTTGTACATTTGAAGAAGCATCTCCTGTTTTTTGGCGTTGCCCTTTCCAGATGCGTACTTCTTTAGCGTCATTGGAGGGACCAATACTGGAAATCTAATATCGTCATCAAAATAATCGTAAAGAGTGGTTTTTACAAGGGCAGATAGTTCTCCTAAGACTAAAGCCGAATGACTAGCAAGAACTGTTCCTTCCATTGCAATCTTTTGAATGTTGTGTTTTTCAGAAACATAATCAAGATGGTCAAAGAGAAACTGACGAATATCAACTAACCTTTCAACACCAAAATATGGCGATTTATAAACCCAAGTGTGATACTTGGACGGGTTGTCTATCTGCAATGCAGTAAAAGCAAACCCTGTTAAAGACTGGTCAATTCCAATTGATACTGACTTTTCGTCCTCTAAATCACCATCAAATGTCTTTGTTGGCACGGCGTTCTCTCTCAGTGATAACCATGTCTACAGTTCCAAGATAACCAGCGCCGTCTACTAAATTATCCCTCTTATGTTTGTAGGCTTCTCGTGCAATCTTTACCCACGCCATTGCAAGCCCAACTTGTTCTTCGGTAACTTTAAACCCAAAGATAATTTCCCAACCCTGTTTTATTCTGTAAAAGTTATCTAAGGGGTGGTCGTAGGATTCATTCCTATCATTGTTTATGAGTTGATGTGCTTCGGGCAAAATAGGCTCACTCATGGAATAAGTACATACCTTCCTGTTAACCATTGGTTAGACGTTGATGTAGCAGTAGATACAAAAGAGTTATATGTCTCTGCAATTGTTGGACGCAAATTCTTCATCCACATTCCAGCAAATGCAGCAGTTGCATTAGAAGTTCCAACAGAGAACTGTCGTGTCCCATTCATTGCAGTGTGGAAGAAACGACCATTTGTATAGAAGTCTGTTGATGCATTTCCATTACTGTACAAAGCAACTGTTGGCGTAGCCGATACATTCCAACCCTTGCCAGTGTTTCTAACTTCAGGATTGTCAGTTGCTCCAACAGAGATTGTTTCTTCAATACACGCTGGAACAGCCATGTTTGTCCTGTTACTCTCATTTCCTGTTGATGCAATCACAGCCACATTTGCTGCAGTCAATGTCTTGATGTTGTTCACTAAATCAGGCGTTGCTCTGCAAGGAGCGTTTACGCGTCCTTGAGAAATACTTACGGCTTTGATATTTAATTGAGAGTAGTTTGCTGTAACCCACCGCAATGCTGCGGTCACATTATCAATTGAATATGCACCTGCTTTACCGTTTGTGTTTAATCCAAGAATACGAATAAGTACTACTTTTACATCAGGATTTACACTTGTAAGAATTGAAAGCATATTAGTGCCGTGAGCAAACGCTGGCAAAGAGTTAGCAGCAACTGTGGCCGCCCCCGTTCCTTCTTGAAAACGAGTGCCATTTGGACACATTGCTACAGAGACAATGCAAACTTCATGAACCACATTATTTGCAAATGAAGTTGTGTTAAACCCAACATCAATAATTGCAACCGTAGGGGCATTTGCTTGAGCAGGTGACGATAGACCTGCCAGCACTAAAATAATTACCAATAACTTCTTCATACGTAATCCCTCCTTGGCCCTCCAGCCGTTCTACGAGTTATTTCCCTAGAAACTAATGTGATGTCTCTTTCTTGGTTGTTGAGCATCATCTCTAGAATCTTACGACGAGCATACCTTTCTTCAAACACTTCTTCCAATCGCAAAATTTCCTCATCTATGGAAATTTGAGCCTTGATAAGGGTTACCTTGTCTCCTTTAGTGGCAGCACCCATTTTTTCTACAATAAGTCGATTAGTCTTTAAATCCAACGCTCTCTGCGCTGCTCGTTCATCCAATTGAGCCGCAGCAAGTTGAGAGGCAGTGTAATCGGCCCATCCTGTTAACACAGTAAACAACTCTGCTAATTGCTCACTACTTAAGGAAGTTATATCTGGTGGTAGCGCTGTTAACTCATAGGTAGGTTTAGGTACTGCTAGAGCCTTCTCAATTAGAGGGTCCCATGTATTTACGGAATTAAGTCGCATTGTTTACACCCGTCTTCTGAAACGTTACATTTAGGCATCACATCAGCCTCTACAGCCTCTACCACTTTTTGGGCTGAATAAAAAATTCTTTCAACAATATCAAAGTTTGCTTTTACTGTGAATTCTTTATAATCCTGGTCTGCTTTGAGTTCGTAGATAAACACAATCTCATTGGGCGCTTCATCTCCGTACATGCGTTTGGCTAGTTCCAAGTACATTTGACCCTGCAGTAAGTGGCTATGAAATGGTCTGCGGATGCTCTTCCATGCTTTAGTAAGGTCATGGTTGGCATCCATCAAGAGTTCGGGCGCTTCGTATCTAAGTGTCCCAGCACCGATAGACTTGATTTCTATTAAACAGTCTTCTCCTAATCCTTTAATCCACCCATCGGTATGGCCTGCAATCTTAAGGGTTTCATCTTTCAAGGATACTTCGTCATATTTTACTGCCATTGACCCGCAGTCTAAGTCGTCGCATTGAGAAGGGGAAATCACATCACTCATAATGTTGCCACAATGAAGGCACTTAAATTTGCCGTATAAGTAACCCATTTCATGAAAACGACTTTGCCATTTTTCGTGAATAGCGTGACCTTCGTCAAAAATGTTCTGGAGACGTAAAGAAGGTTTTTCTTGTTTCTTTTTCCCTCCCTTTAAAAGGTAAAAAGAGTAACGGTGACACCAGTCTGCCTTTATCATCTCTGAAGGATGAAGAACGTCTGTTCTGCGGTCAGACTCTGGTCTGCGCATAAGGTGGCGTTCTACATCTCCCATGAGACGAGTCTCAGTCTTTTTGGCATCAAGAAACTTCTTCAGTTCCCAAGAACCTTGAA